CAACCTCTGGATTTGCGGGTTGTGGAATGCCGTCGTATGTACCGCACTTAATCATCGACTCATCGGAGTCGTCGTGGGCGAAGACGTAGGCGACGTATTCCTGTCCGGAGGCGTTAGTTTGGCCGCGGCCTTGAACCCCAAACGCAGTATCAGACAAAAGGCTGAGATCAAACGCGGTACCAGTAAACCCACCAGTCTTGTTGAGGTTCGCGCTTCCTCCGGTCGCAGACCTATGACAGACCGCCCAATCTTCCCTATGTGATGTGCATTTGACTATTACCATCCCTGCCTGAACGCCTAGATTATGCGAGATTGATCTGCCAAAAGCTCCATCACCCGTATACTTCACAATGTCGAGGAACTTCTTGGCCTTGCGGAGTGTCCATGAGGCTATGTCTTGACCATCCTCGGTTACCCTAGCCGACGTACCTAACGAAAAGCCATTTGCATTGAAACTTGTTAGCTCTCTATCCTCAAAGCCTGATTGCGTGTCTGCCGTGTCAGATGACAAGCGGTATCCTGCGCCACGTTCGGTATCGTATAGGAAGTGGCTTTGACGAATATCATTGGAGCTTGTTCCTCTGAACTTTGTCCAAACTAGACCGCCCTCGCCAGCAAGATCAATGCCGTTTACGATGGATAGGTCTGTTCCATTCCCCTCGTACAGGTACGTGGAGAACACATCGTCAACGTATGTGTCGCCCTTGGCACCTGCTGTCATTAGCTTTCTAGCGATACTCATTAGGCGAACGCCTGCCCAGACACAAACGCCTTGAACGTTGTGCCGTTGTCGTTGGTAATGAAGGCGAAGACGTAGCTGGTCCCAGCCTCAAGGGCCGGGGCCTCGCCGTCGGGCCAGATGACCTTGTCGTCCCAAACCAGTGCGCCCATGCCGGTGGTATCAAGCGTGAGCGTGAAGCCATAGGCGTCGCCAGCAGATGACGGAACACCAGAGAACCCCAGTATGTAGTTACTGCTCTCGCTAAAGTTCATTTGGAAGTTGTTTGCTTGGTCTAACTGAAGGGTCGCGGTGCCTCCCTGATAGCGGACATCCCTAACCGTCTCTATGAACGTCTTTGACTTGGTCGACCCGCCGATAACGGCATTGCCCGAGACACTAAGCTCGGCGCTGTTGATTGTGCCGTTCTCAATCTCTTCGAGCTTGTTATCAAGCTCCTCAATCTTGTCGTCAATGTCCTGAACGATCTCGTCGAACTCGCTGGTGTCGATGTAGACCTCAGTCCACTGCGCGTTCTCTCGGCCATAGAGCTTCCCGTCTACTGGCGCATCGGGAATGGCTCCTGTACCCAGCGCGACGATCTCGCTCCAGCCCTCGTTCTTTCTGGAATACTGCTTGCCGTCGGCTGGTGCCTCTGGCACGCCGAATGGATTGTTGTGCGGGTTGTCCTCGTTAAAGATGTGCGCCCACAGCTTCTCGAATGCGTACTGGTTGAAGGTGCCGGAGACAATGCGGTTGGTGCCACGGAAGTTGACCGGAGGAAGGTTCTCGCCCTCCTCGTAGACGCCGCTTCTCAGTACGGCGGTGATGTTTCGGTCAACCAGACGACCGTCCTGAAAGGTGGCAGAGCCAGCCTCTCGGTTGTTGTCGTCATCGACGGCAGAGTAGAACACGGTGTCGCCGTTCCGGAATGCGTCACGGAAGCGAACATAGCCGCCAGACGTTCCGCCCAGAGCCAGATAGTCGTCTACGTTTGTGAAGGTCTCTGCGACCCAGTTACCAGCCTGCGCTGTCTCGATTGTCATACGACCATTCCCTCGACTGCTGTGCGGAGCGATGGGCCAGACCAGCGTGTCACGGCATCGTCCTGAGTTATGTTGAATAGGGTTTCCTTGAAGCGACCGTCGTAGCCAGCGAATACCTGATCGTCCTTTGCGAACGCGCCCATCTCGGCGCATAGGCCAAAGATGTATGTCTCGGGGTGCTTCTCTGTGAGCCAGTTACTTTCGTCCATCTCTGTGAGGGGCGGTACTAGCTGGTAATAGGTTAGCTCCAGCATCTCGTCGGATGCCGGTGGTGGGATTCGGATCTGGTCCGCCACAAGCGTGTAGCAGAATCGCCCTCGGTCGGGCTCTGCCACAACTCGCAGGAACTCCTCTGGGTTTACATACACCAGAGTCTTAGCCTGACCGTTCTCGCCCTTCTTAACTATCTGTATGTCGCGCATACCGCCGAAGTCGGCTGGGAGTCCGTAGTAGGTCTCGTCCTCGTCAAGCCAGATCTGCGTGGCCTGAACCGCCTGACCTGATACCTTAAGCGCCGTGTTGATCTTAGACTCCACCACTCTGGTGAAGCTGGGGATCGCCGTAGCAAGCTCCTCGTCGTATCTGTCGACGTAAGCCTTCGCCGCCGCGATAACCTCTCCATAATTCATAGCTTCAATCCCTTCTGCTGTTCGAGGATGCTGTAGTCACACGGCTTTAAGTTCACAATCGATGGTGGCTTCTTCGACCACTCACCCTCGTCACGGCACTGTCGCGCCCAGCCTCGGTCGACGTATGCCTTGATGAGCACCTCGCCGAATGGCGTCTCGCCAAGAATCATCTGGCCGATCATTGAAGACCACCGCTCTGGGGCAGAGAGTCCCTACCTAAGTTAATGGAGGTGATCGTTATGGTTGCGTCGCCAGATGACGTGCCGATGTTGTAGCTAATGGTGTAAATGTCACCCACCTCGGTCTCGTCAACCGCACCAGATCGCGAGCAACGTAGCTGAATCTCCTGCCCCTTCCTGATTACATGGTCCTTCGTCTTAACCGATGGCATGGTTTTCCATCCGCCACCGTCTACCCTGTAGCTAACGGCCTCAGAATCGCCACGGGGACCAAGCGCCGTGCCATAAACATAGGCCCAGCTATTCATGTCGGAAGAGGCAACCTTCTTGGCTGTGACTAAAAATGCCACGCCCGTAAACGCCATGTTTTTGTTCGCAAACGAAATGGCAGGGTTGACGTTGACCGTCGTAGAATAGGACCTGATCGCAGGCTCCGATTCATTACCGACATCGCCTCCTATAACCGTGTCGTGTGGCGAGTCTCTTCCCTCTCCAGACAACTGGTTGCCCCTGTATCGAAGCTCAACGCTGTCCCCATCCGTGACCGGCTTGCTTGAGGAACCAGAACTGTTGACGACCCAAATAAGTTGCCCACTACACTTGAGGACATCGTCCGGCCCCTTCCAAGTGAATTTGAATGACTGATCCACATCGAACGAAGCAGGCAAAATGGAGGCGAGGTTTGTGGATCCACCACCCCTGCTCACAAAAGGACCCACGGTGTACTGGCCCTTGACGCCAACTACGCCCATGTTTCTTGTGCGGTGCATGATTAAAGGCATATCAGACCTTGTAGTTATCGTTAGTCATAAAGATCTTGACCTCGGGCTCGAGGAAGAACTTCGACAAAAGTTTTTGTTTGCTGTCTCTGTCAGCGTTCAGGAAGCCTTTGTACTTCCCGTCGAATGTGCGGCCCTCGTTCGCCAGCGTGAACATCTCCAAGGGGAGAGTCGCGACAAGACGGAAGCCGTCTTTCTCTTTTGTGCCACCGGAGTTGCGTATCGTCTTGGCTGTCTCCGCAAGCCCGTCGTGTATGTGCTTTGGAACCTCACGCTTTATGTAGGTCTTATCCTCGTGCGGTTGGTACTTCCAAGTGACGGACACGCCGTCTTGCTGATATTGCAAATCTCCGTTGCTCATTTGGGAATCCTTTAATGAGGGGTACTCGCCTGAGCTTTCCCCCCTTTCTTATTTAGGCAGTAGCGGCTTCTGCTGGGTCGATACCAACAATCATTCCGTGTGCCTTCTCAGTGTGGCAACGCACGCCCCAGTCAACAGAGATCTGGCGACGCTCGGCCAAGCCGGTCTTAGCCAGCGTGTCAGTGCGATAGTTCTCCATGTAGGACAGGCTCACGTACTCCGGATCCAGCAGGAACGCGAAGTGGTTGCCGTTAGCGTCAGCCGGTTGCAGACGGTTGGCTACCAACTTAACGGTGCCAAAATCCGAGACCAGTACATTTACAGACGCCAGTGCGGTTGCCTTGCTAGTGTCCTTGCCTTGATCCGAGGTCAGTGTTGCAACTCGCGCCTCGTTGTCGAACATGTACGTCGACAGAGCACCGATCACAGCAGGTGACGACATCAGGACGGATACATCACCGCCTTCCTCGTACACAGACTGGATGGCAGTCTTAACGCCAGCGAACGACAGACCAGCCGCACCAGTGCCATCACCAACAGGGCACTTAGCGGTCAGGCCAGAGGTGGTGTTGAAGCCACCGGCAGAGGCTTCTGCGCCAGTTGCATCAAAGACAGATGTCTCGATCCACGAGGGCAGTCCACCAGTAACACCAGCTACCGTGTCAGTGCCAGCCTTGGACGCTTGGTTGTTCAAGGCGATAGCCTCAACGTCGCGACGGATCTGCTGACCACCACGGGTCAGGCGATACGCCAGCTCCTTGGTGCGGCCAACAGTGTCAGACGCATCTGCTCGGTACGAAACCGCAATAACCTCGTCTGAGATCTGTGAGTGGTTACCCACACGGTTGCCACCAGCAGTGCCAGCAGTACCAGCGTCAGCACCGTCAACTCGGGCGTTGGTTACGTCTGGAGCGCGAAGCTCGTCAACTACCCAATCGAACCGCTCGTTCTTGTGCTTCGTTGAACCGACCATGTCGGTGAAGGGCAGGGGGATCTTCGAGATATCGAAAATCTTCTGCATTACGTCCTCATTGATGACGCCGCCCTTAGCAATTGACTTCAAGTCAAAGCTGTCAATGTTTCCACTTGCCATTGTTACTCTCCCATAAGCAGAGCGGCTATAGCATCAGCTTGGGCTTCTCGCTTGTTTGCGCCCTTAGCTGTCTGCGCTCGCTCTATTAGTTTGTTTACCTTGCTCTTCTTACTTGAAGAGACAAAGCGACCATTGGAGGCACGTTGCATCTTGGGAGCTTTCTTGACCTTCTTCTCCGCGACCGTCTTACCTTGGTCGTAGAGCATGGCCTTCTTGAGGACATCCACATGCCGTGAATGAATGACGTTCTGAAGCTCATCGTCTGGGAAGCCGTTGGAGCGCGCATACTCGACGATCTCTTGTAGACCGCTTTTCATCTTGCTCTCGTCTGCCCAGTCGGGGTTCTTCTCAATCATCAGTGCGCGTTCGGTATGCAATACCTGTGCACGCTCCTGACCCTCAAGTTGTGACT